ATGAACGAATTTCGCGATCAACTTGTTCGTAGCGCAGAAAACATTATGCGTGCGGCGCCGAACTGCAAAAACGAGGAAGGCACCAAACAATTCATGGTGCTACCTTTTCTCGCATCGCTTGGATACAATCCGTTCGACCCCAATGAAGTTGTGCCGGAACACCATGCCGACTTTTCCGAAAAATACAAAAACCGCGTCGATTACGCGATCATGCGCGACGGCACACCGATTATTGACATTGAAGTCAAACAGCAAGATGCCAAACTAAACGATGATCGTGGACAATTACGTAGCTATTTCAACGCCTGCCAAACAGTAAAGCTGGGTATCCTGACGAATGGTGTCATCTATGAATGCTTTGCCGACACTGACGAACGCAACATCATGGATCAGACGCCATTTTTGTCTTTTAGCATTTATGATGTTGTTAACGGCCAGGTGGATGATCGCACAATTAATGGTATCGCTGATTTACGCCGTGACAAGTTCGACCCGGCAAATGTAGGAGCGGAAGCCCGCCGCAAATTGCTACTCGCAACCTTTATTGAAGTTTTGCAGAACTGGCAACGTACTCCGTCTGAAGACTTGGGCAGGTTATTATTGGAAGAAGGCGGCTTTAAAGGGGTAAAAACGAAAAAAATTGCGCAGGAAGCGCAAGAACTTGCAAAGCAGGCATTTAGTACTTTTGTAGAACGGGCAATTCTGAAACGCATCGGCATTAAACAAGAAGAACAAGACGAAGCCCCGCAAGCCTCCACCGCAGACAACGAAAACAAAAATGATAAATCAATCATTGATGATGGAATTATCACAACAGACGGCGAACTGGCAGCCTATGACTATGCGCTGCGCCGACTAGCGTTTCTCGTCAAAGACGAAGACATGTTCAATGCGATCAATGAAATCGCTTACAAGGACCGCAAAACAGTATTTTGCGTGTACTACAAACGCCCACAAGCAGGATCAATTTTCAATTTGAAGGAACGGAGCGACGGAACCTACAATTTCGTTTTTCCAGCCCTCGACAACCAAGAAATCAACACGCAAAAACTTGCAGATATTGACGCCGCACTTCTCGAAGCATTGTAGGGGGGTGGAACATTTTGCATAAGGGGGATTGAGGCGAGGAAACGGGGAGAGGCCCGGAAATCAAGGGTTTGACTTGAAAACCGGGCGAAACTGCTTTTTGCACAAAATGGATTATTTCGAGCGGATTTTGCGCGTTTTTTTGCACAAAATGACCGGGATTGATCAGAGGTTTCTGAAAGTGCCGACCACACGAGCAAGGATTTTCATATTTGCCTTGTCTGTATCGGTCATTTCCCAAGGGGTGTAGGCTCGATTATCGCTGTGTACCACGATTCGGCTGCCCTGTCGCTCCAGGCGCTTGATGAATAATTCGTCGCCAATACGAAATGTGTAAATGCCGTCGCCCTTATTCGCCCGAGCATTTGCAGAGCGATCAAGCAAGGCAATCCCCCCATCTTCCAAAGCGGGTTCCATACTGTCCCCGTTGACATAAATGCCGCAGGCATCCTTCGGATTTACACCAAGCTGATCTCTCAAATAGCTAACCGGCAAGCTAAGGTATCCGGCAATAACCTCACCAAAATTCATAGCCCCACCCCCGGCAGATGCCTGCACATCAAATACAGGAACCGGGGCAAACTCGGTGGAATTCGCAGCTAATAGTGATGCGTTACCAGTTTCCGGCTGACGGCTCGCCATCATCGCGCCGCTGCCAGTTGCTAACCATTCAACCGACACCCCACACACCTCGGAAATGGACACAATACTAGACCATTTCGGATCTGAAGTTCCTGTTAGCCACTTTTTTACACCAGAAAGAGATACGCCGATTTTTTCGGCTAATACTTCCTGCGTAAAGCCTGACTGCGCCAGAGCCAATTTCAGGCGTTCCGCCAAATCCTTACGAAACATCTCCTCTTTCGTTAGGTTAGACATCTGGTTTCTCTACTAAACGACAAAACAACTAACCCATTGATAAAATTAAAAATTACCGAAATAGCCACAAATAGCCACCAAATGGTTTCGTTAGTGTCTATTTTTGACTTGACGATAGACACTAAAGTAACCATAGTCTCACCATTAGATGACGATAACGACCAAAACAAACCGGCCTGGCGGGGCCGGTTGTGATCGAGGAGAGACTTATGGCGCACGCTTGCGACAAACGCCCGGAAGAAATCCGGTATCTGTTAAACCGCAAGGGCCTGACCTTTGCCGATGTAGCGCGTGAATGCGGTTTACCGGAAAGCACGGTACGTACTGCGACCCGCAAACCCAGCATCGAAGGCGAATGGGCGATTGCCTATTTCCTTGGTCTGCCTGCCAGCAAAATCTGGCCTTCGCGCTATGACAGCACCGGCGAGCGCCTCAAGCCTCAACCTTCAACGAACTATAAAGATTTTCCCCGCCTTGGTCACGGTCAAAAAGGGGAAGCGGCGTGAACAATCTATTCCCATTTCGTTGGGGGAATATCCCAGACGTTTGCAAACCACCGTTGTCCGAACCAAAGTTTATGGCGACCCTTAATATTTCGTCGATTGCGTTCCTCGTTATCACAAATCGCCATAAGGACATTCAAGGTACGTCCTTCCATAGCATCGGCTTCAAGTGCAGCGACATCGGCCTTGAAGTTATTAACTTGCTCCTCGGTCATGGCACTGCCAATGCGGTAAAACTGTTCTTCGATGGTGGCATATTTGGTGCGCTGGTCCTGCCAAAACCTCGCCTTTTCAGCCCAACGGAACGTCAAGCTGCAAAGGGACGATATTACGACCAAGGTTGCCCCGACTTTGGAAGCAAGGGGAATATTGCCAAGCACATCTGCCCCCACTGCGGAACCGCCAACAAGGCTCATGACTGTAGTGATATCCGCCAGCCAAGCATAATAATAGGCGCGCTTCGAGCAATAGCGAACCGAAACACTGATATTAAAGATCAGTTTCCCGCGACGTTTCGTCAGTCGTCCGGATCCACATCCGGTTCCGGAAGGCTCGACTTCACATTGTATTGCTTCCTCTCGATCCGATGGTCCGAGAAGTTCTCCACATTCTCCCTCAATGGTTTCTGGCGTGTCGCTGCTATGTCCTCCCTGTTTTGCGTCTTCGGCGTCGGGCATGGCTTGTCATCCTTTTTGTCTGACATCTTTGTTTTCCTTTTCGGTGTTGGACAAAGCGGAGCAGGTATCAAAACACCCATCCACAACACTTTTAACAAGCCACATCAACAATCTCTACGAGAAAATTTATTTTTCATAACACCCCCTGGTTCCCCCTCCACTGATCGGTTTCCTGGTCACTTCCGATCATAGGGAGAAGTGGCGGTGGCGTCATCTGCCCCCGGTTCCTCCCTGCCGAAAGGGATGACGCTGCCGCTTTTTTTCATGCGTTTGTGAAATTACGAGACCGTCACATGGCCAAGCAAAATTCCGATAAAGGCACGATTGATCTGTTGAGCGAATGGTCGCCGCCAAAAGTGGCGGTGACATTTGACGCGCCCGAGCGGGTGCGGGCGATCAGTTTTGGTCAACGGATCAGCCGGGCCGTTTCTGAAATCCTGCGGGAAAGCGGGAAAAGCCGGGAAGAGATCGCCGCTGCCATGTCGGAATTCCTTGGTGAAGAGGTCAGCAAGAACATGCTTGATGCCTATGCCAGCATGGCGCGCGAAAGCCATACCATCAGCCTTGAGCGGGCCTTTGCCCTGCTTCATGCGACACGCGATGCCCGCATCTTCGGCATGGAATTAGGCCGATTTGATTACGCGGTGATCCCCGAACGGTACCTTGGCGCAGTCGAAGACGCCATGATTGAAGATCAGAAAGAACAGCTTAAACGCGCCCAGCTTGCCGCTCGCAAAAAATGGAAGGGAGGCGGGCGATGAAAGAGTGGTTGACGGCATCGGACATCGCTGACCTTGGCCTTGAAGGTCTTGCGAAGAACAGGGTTAGCGTTTGGGAATATGCCAAAAAACATGGCTGGTACGAAGCAACGCATACAGATGGGGAACCGTTGTGCCGAAAGAAAAAAGGTCAAGGCCAAGGGGTTGAATTTCATATTTCCCTTCTTCCGAAACGTGCTCAAAAAGACTACGCGCGCCGTCAATTGACACGGGAAATCGCGCCCCAAACAGAAACCCGTGTTTCAGCCCCCACATCACACCCCAACAATGCCGACGACCTTACCGCCTTTCAACGCGATGTGATGAATGCACGCGCCGCCTTTGTCGCGACAGTCAACGACCATGCCGCATTGATCAGCCGCAACCAGGCACTGGATATGGTTGTTGAACTGGCAAAAGCCGGTCGTCTGCCCGCGCATTTGCAGGATTTACTGAGCATCGCCAATGCCAAAAGCGGTCGGCGCAACAAAACCGCCAAGTCTGCACATAAACTGTCGCGGCGAACCCTCTATCAATGGGTTTTGGACCATGAAAAGGGTGGCATCCTTGCGCTGGCCCCCAACATCACCCGCAAGCCGGATTATGAGGTTCCCGACTGGGCACCGGCCCTGATGCAATTGTGGTCAGATCCGCGCAAACCGTCTCTCACGGCGGTGCTTGAGGATTTACCCGCCATCCTGCCCCGTGGCACTGACATACCGTCCTATGATCAGGCGCGGCGCTTTTTGCATAACAAAATTTCGATTGTTGACAAAAACCGGGGCCGGATGGGGCCACAGGCCCTGAAAAGCCTGCAAGCCTTTACCCGGCGTGATATATCCGAGCTTTGGCCCGGTGCGGTTTACACTGCCGATGGTCATACGTTCCGCGCCAAGGTCGAACATCCGTTTCATGGTCAACCGTTTCAGCCTGAAATCACCTTCACGCTGGATGTATTCACCAAATATATCATCGGCTGGTCAGTCGGCCTTGCCGAAAACTCCATCGGTGTGCTTGAGGCCCTGTCGCACGCGATTGTCGACCGGGATGACGGCCGTTATTCCGCCCTGCCATTGATTTTTTATACCGACAATGGCCGAGGTTTTAAAAACGAGATGTTCAGTTCGACCGCCATTGGTTTCTTTGACCGGTGGGGCATCACGCAAAAAAACTCGTTACCCTACAATTCACAGGCACGCGGCATAATCGAACGGTTTAACCGCAATGTCCGGCAATGGGCCAAAAAGCTGACTTCCTATAGCGGTTCGGAGCTAGACAAGGAAGCAAAACGCCATATTGACCGGGCGCGTATTCAGGCCGCGAAAAAGGCACAAAAAACGCCGTTTGATACGACTTGGGAAGATTTCAAGAGCTTCATTCAGGAGCAAATTGATACCTACAATAATCGTCCGCAATCCAGCCTGAAGCGAGTTCGAGACCCTGAAACCAAAGCCTGGCGGCATCAGGCTCCGGCAGAAGTATGGGCCGAGTGGCTTGGTGAAGGCGGGAAAACCCGCACCATTGCCGTGTCTGAAGCCGCCGATCTGATGCGCCCCTATGAGCGGCGCAAGGTCGCCCGCTGCGAAATCCGCATTCTTAACAATATCTATTTCAGTCACGCGCTTGAAGCCTATCACGGGCAAGATGTGCTTGTCGGCTATGACATTCACGATGCCAGCCGGGTATGGGTGCGTGATTTTGATATGCGGCTTATCGCGGTTGCCGAACTGGACGCCAATGCCCGGCCCTATTTTGATAGCGATACCCTGCGCACTGCACAAAGCAAGCAGGATCAGGTGCTGGCGGCGCGTACCAAAGGCCGGTTGGGCCGCATTGAGGAAAAACGGCAGGAAATCATTGCAGAGGCCAAAGGCCCGGCACTGGAAATTGAATACCAGCCTGCCATTCCGATGGAAGATTTCCAGATCAAGGCCGCTGACGACATGCTCGCACGCCTTGAACAGCCCAAGCCGGTTTTAACACAGGCGAACGGTCGGCCCGATTTTTTTTAAAGACGATATCGAATGGGTGACATGGCTTTGCGCCAACCCCGAACACATCACCGAACAGGATCGTGTCGTTCTGAATGAACGGCTGGAAAAGGCGTCATTCCGGCAATTGCTGGCAATGGAAGAAATCGACCCCACGCGGATTGTTGGACGCAAGGCCGCGTGAGGCCAAAGACGGCTGCCGCAAGGCGGCAGCACAAAGCAGAGAAAGGTTAGATATGCGCGTCAAGTTTGTAAACACGCAAAACGTCAAACGGCTCATGGCCGGTATGTCGGCGATTGAACAGCGCGGGGCTGGCGAAGCCTGCCTGATGGTGGTTGATGGCTCGCCTGGCCTCGGCAAAACCGAGAATATCAGTTATCTCGCTGCACAAAATGCCAGCGTGTTTGTGCGGGCGAAGCGGGAATGGACGCCAAACTGGATGTTGGCTGAACTGCTGGAAGCCAGCGGTGTGCAGGCAAAACCCAACAGCTTTGAACGCAAATACCGGCTTCTGGTTGAAACCCTGTCGATGCAGGCAAAGACCGCTTCGGACAATGGCGAGATGTTTTTTGTTGGCGTTGACGAATGCGATTACATCTGCCGGTCCGACAAGATGCTTTCGACCATTCGCGACCTTTCCGACTTTGTTGAAATCCCGTTTGTGCTGGTTGGTATGGGAAAGGTGCGTGACAGCCTGACACGCTTTCCCCAGGTCACATCGCGGGTGGGTCAGTATGTCCGGTTTGAAAAACTGACCCCGGAAGACACCGAAAAGGTGGTGCGTGACCTTTGCGAGGTCGAAGTCAAAGACGACCTGATCAGCCTGCTTCACGAAAAATCAAACGGCTTCATTCGCGAGGTCAAGGAAGGCATCGCGCATATTGAACGGTTCGGCAAAATGCAGGGCAGCACCGTCATTGGTGTCACCGAAATGACCGGACAGGTTTTGCTCAACGACCGTGCCACGTCGCGCCCGATTATCGTGCGGGGAGGTGCAAAATGACCGGACGCGCAACACGCCTTGAGGCCATACGGGATGCCTTGCCGCCGCAAACCTGCCTGACCATTGACGAGCTGGATACACTTCTCGACTTGCCGCGCAAGGAAATCGTCAAATCCACCCTGCGGCTTATGAGCCGGGGACTTCTCGAACGGGTGGAACGCGGTTGCTACCAGTTGACACTGGCAGGTATTGAAAGCCGCGCTGTCGGCGAAGTCCTGACAAGCGGACCAACCGGGCCGGATACGACCAAAAGCCGGAAGAAAAAGGCGAACCTACGCACCCGGCTATGGCGCGTGATGGGGGTAAAACAAAAATTCACCATCGATGAACTGGTCGCGATTGCCGCGAAAGGCCCCGAAAAAAACGCCCGTGAAAATGCCCGTAAATATCTGCGTGCGTTGGAGCTTGCCGGGTATTTGCGGGTTTTGCCCCGTCAAAAGGGGGAAGCTGTAACGTCGAACGGGTTCAAACGGTTCCTACTGATCCGGCAAACAGGCCCACAAGCCCCTGAAGTGAAACGCGGCGGTCAACATGTCTTTGATCCGAACACGGGGGCGTTTCATGACTGCAAAAAATGAAGCTCTCCCCCGCTGGCGGGTTCTTCTGGCTGACGAAATCAACCGAACCAGCGTAACCGATACCGCAAAACGGATTGGTTATGCACGGGCCTCGGTCTCGCTGGCCAATAGCGGCAAATATACGGCCAGCACCGACCGTATCGAGGCGCGTGTGCTGGAGATTTTGGGCGGCCCGGAACCAACCTTTTTTTGCCCGGCACAGGGCACAAGCATCACGCAACGCGGCTGCGACACCTTTTGTGCGCGGCCTATGCCAACGGCTAGCCCGCGTGCGCTTCGTCAATGGCAAATCTGTCAATCCTGCATTCATCGGGAGGACTGCAAAAATGTTGAGTGAAGATCTTGAAAACCTTGCTGCAACGCTGCGTGAACGGGCGAATGCAAGCAAAGGCAAACTTTTGCTGACGGACCGACAGACCGACATGTTGCTGTCAAACCTGCAACTGCTTGCAACCGACATTGGCAGTTACGAGCGGACCAACGGTCCAATCGCCACGGGCACTCCCAACCTTGCAGCGATTAAACGCGGACTGGCATCGGGTCAGGTCGTTAGCCTCGCGGACCGCCGCATGAGCCGCAATTTCACCCCCGACGATGGAGGAAGCGCGGCATGAAACGGCGCAACGCATTCGGACAGTTTTTGCGGTTCTTTTTGCACATCTGGCTCCCCGCCCGGAGGGACGAATGGTTCGCCATGACATCCCGGAAAAACTGATCGACATCCCCGTAAACACAAGGAAATCAGCAATGGTCTGTCGCCCAACACAGAAGCAACTTGAAACGCTCAAAGCTATCAGGCTTGGCGCTGTTGCAAGGATCAATATGGGTTACGCGGCTTTTCGCATCACCGGCGCTAATCCATCGGTTGTCGGTCGTTGCGTTAAAGGCGGCTGGGCCAAATGGCCGGAAGGCCTGACCGAAGATCAAACGTGCGAACTAACCGCAGAAGGCAAAGCGGTTCTGTCCTCTGCAACAGATACCCAGTTCTAATTCATCCCCAAGGAAGCAAACAATGCAATACAGCCAAAGCACCCCTATCGCCGAAAATCCGTTGCCGGTCGTGAAGGTTCGCGACCAGGAATATCTGGAAGATGCGAAAGGCAAGCTGATCCCGCTTTCGCAAGTCCCCGATGACCACCGGATGCGCGACACGCTGGTGCGCGAAAAAATCGCCAAGGTCATGGAATTGCAGAAACATCTGCGTGACTTCAAGTTAGAAGCGATGGCCGACATTCAGGCCTTTATCCAGCTTTCGGCAGAGAAATATGGCGTGTCGGTTGGCGGCACGAAAGGCAATGTCACCCTGACCACCGTTAAAGGCGACATGCGCATGATGCGCCAGGTATCCGAAAACCTGGCGTTTGATGAAAAGCTGCTGGCCGCCAAGGCCCTGATTGACGAGTGCATCATTGAATGGTCGGAAGGGTCTCGCCCGGAAATCCAGACGCTGGTGCAGGATGCTTTTCAGACCGATCAGCAGGGCAAGATCAGCACCGGGCGCGTGCTTGGCTTGCGTCGTCTCCAGATCGCAGACGAAAAGTGGAAACGGGCAATGGAGGCGATTTCGGACAGCATCCATGTTCAGGACACAAAAGCCTATGTCCGTTTTCAGCGCCGCACCGAAACCGGTCGCTGGGAAACCATCCCGCTTGATCTGGCTGCGGTGTGATGGAGGACGTCATGAGCAAGAAAAAACCAGCCATCGTTTTTTGCATCGAACTGATTGAGCGCGAGCTGATCTACGTCATCGCCCGTCATGAAAAAGGGGCCTTGAGCGTTGCTGTTCAGGCCGGTTTGGAACCGGATCGAAGCGTTAAACCCCGCATCGTGGACAAGCTGTTTGCGGAACGGGCGATTAACCGCAAAACGGCCAATGCGGAGGCAGCGTGATGATCGCTTATTGCTATCGCGGCGGAGACATTCATTTCGGTGATTTTGTTCCGACAGATGCCATAGAGCTGTTACGCGGCAGCGACAATATCGTCAAAGGCCGTGTCGAGGTTCGCGCCCGTCACGCCTATGACGGCAAAACCCTGCTTGTGCCTGGCGTCCCGGAGGCCGAAGACGAATTCGGGGCATTGCAAGCTGTTGAACAGTTCAAACGATTTCTGACGACACCGCGCCGAAAAGTGCGCGGTGCCTGATGAAAACCGGGGCCACCCAAACCTGTTACGAGCTTTTGGTTTGGCCCCGGTTCACCGCCTTAACGGTGAGGCAAAGAGTGGTCCATTTGGTTACGGCGCGTCCGTGGGAAATGCATCGATGGTTAGCAGTGATTGCAAGCACTGCGAAGCCTGGCCCCAGCTACGAGAAACGGGTTCAAGTCCCGTCTCTTTGTCTCTCCGGTGCGGCGGCGTTGAAAGCAGAAACGCAGCATTGACGAATTGCCGGGAGTGGCGTCATCGGGCGTCCCGCCACGGAGATACGCTAGTTGCAACAGCGTATTGTGGTTCTTGGTGGTAATGCGGGTTCAATCCCCGCCTGACCCTAGCCGGAGTAGCGCCCGGCCCGCACCGTCGATGAGTTTGAAGACCGAGCAAGCAGAGCGACAAGGAAACAAAACATGACTGAAGTCGGAGGCATCGCCGCAGATCAACTTGCATCGTATGTCGAGCGGATCGAGCGACTGGAAGAAGAAAAGGCCAACCTGATGGCCGACATCAAGGAGGTTTATGGCGAAGCCAAAGCCCTTGGCTATGACGTGAAAATCCTGCGGCAGATTGTCGCATTGCGCAAGATTGAAGAGCATGAGCGTTCCGAACAGGAAGAAATTCTTGAAGTGTACAAGCGTGCATTGGGGATGTCTTAAGTAATGACAAATGCACCCGCACAAACACCGGATACCCGTAAGGCATTAACTGATTTGTCAGTGTTTGCTGCCGGGTTTGTGCGCGGTTGCCGCAACCCCAAGAAACGACAGGCAGCACTTGAGGCCATACGCCAAGCGAACCAAGCGTTGAGGGCCGGAGAAGTGATGCAAAATAGCCCGCATATCCCGACCGACCCTGAACTCTTGATCCGCGCCTATCTCGACGCCAATGGCGACTGGAGGTCTCTTGTCGCCGCGATTAACCGCATGGCGTTAGAGGCCGCAACCCGGAGGCGGCGATGAGTGATGAAAACGAATTGCCAGTCTGCCCCGCCTGTGAGGGCGAAGGGCTGTTGTGGATTTGGCCCTGCGCTGTTTGCGGTGGCAGCGGGCGCAAGAAGGAGGATGAAAAAACCGATGACGATTGATCGCTTCCCGACCGAGGCATTGAGCATTCGCCAGCCCTGGGCGCATCACATCCTGTTTGACGGCAAGACCGTGGAGAACCGTTCCTGGCTTACGCGGTTTCGTGGACGGTTCCTGATCCATGCCAGCGCCACCTTCGATGGCACGGCGACAGAACGCCGGGCCTTCATGGCCGCGCACCCCGATAGCCATTTGGGCGGCATTGTCGGCATGGCTACGCTGACCGATCTGGTCACGTCACTCGATAGTCCGTGGTTTTACGGTCCTTACGCCTTTGTCCTGACCGATCCAAAACCGCTCGACTTTGTACCCTGCAAGGGAAAGCTCGGTTTTTTTACACCCGACATTGATTTTGCCCTGCTGAAAGCGAGGGCGTCGTGACCTGGCAAGAGGAAGCTGCGCGGATCATCGCCGAACTTGATGCCAAACTGCCTGCGGACATGCCGCTGAAAGAGCGACGTAAGGCGGTGCGGGGTGCCAACCCTTGGGGACGGCAACGCAGTTGGCCCTACAAGGCCTGGTGCCGGGCGCAAAGGGAGTATCTCTCCCGTTTTGTGACAGCGGATCAGCGCCCGAAAAGCCTGCCTTTGACGCCGCTTGAACAGTTCATCGAAACATCAACCAAGTCCGAAAAACCGGGAGTTAAGAATGGCCGGGCATGACGATATTCTACGCAAGATCAAAGCCTGTTTGGCGCTGGCGCAGTCCGACAACCCGAATGAGGCGGCTGCGGCATTGTCGCGCGCCCAGGAGTTGATGGAAAAATATGGTGTCAGCCATGATGATGTTGCGATCAGCGATGTTAACAGCAACACCGCTGACAGCAGTGCTGGTCGGGTGCCACCGAAGCATATTGTTATGCTTGCCAATATGGTGGCGCGTGCTTTTGGCGTTGAGACGGTATATCGCACGTATTATCACGGCGATAGATGGCGGGCGCGTTTCGAGTTTTACGGGATTGATGCCAGTCCCAAGGTCGCGGCCTATACATACGAAGTGCTTGAACGGCAGCTTACAAAAAGCCGCACGGCTTATATCGGCAGCTTGAATAAACGCTTGAAGCGCAGCACCAAAGTGCGCCGGGGTGACATGTATGCCAGTGGCTGGGTTCGTGCGGTGGCCAACAAAGTCACATCGCATTGCACGACAGAGGCTGAAGCCAAAGCCATTGAAGCCTATGAGGCAAAGCAATTTGGCGATGGGCTTCAGACCGTGACCGGCAGAGACCTTAGTACCAAAGCACGCAATCATGATTATGGTGCTTTGATTGACGGTCTGGCCGATGGCGGCAAGGTTGATTTTCGTCAGGGCGTTTCAGGTGAGAACCAGAAGGCATTAGGCGGTGGAGGTGGTCTGTCATGATCGTAACCAAAACCCAACACAAACAGTCTAAATCCTCAACTTGGCAGACCTTGAACCGCCAAATCCGCGCCGCCGAAAAGGAACGCGGCATTGATCGTGATGCGCATCAGGCGATGGTGCAAAACATCACCGGCAAAGACAGCCTTGGTCAATGCACGGACGGCGAAATGCGCAAGATCGTTGCACATCTGAACGGCACCCGTGCTGGGTTCAAGCCATCGGCCAAAGGGTATGTGCGCAAGATTTGGGCGCTGTGGGGCAGCCTTAAAAAGGCCGGGGCGCTCACCGCGACCGATACCGATGCCGCGCTGTTGGCCTTTGTGAACAAGCACCTGAAAGCCCGCCAGTTTGCCCATGTTCGTCAGCTTGACTGGCTGACTTATGATGAAGCCGCGCCCGTGATTGAAGCCCTGAAAGACTGGGACCACCGCGTGAAAAAAGGAGGTTCTACCTGACATGCCGCGTGCCGGATCGACATACGGGATTGAGGATGTATCCGAACTGGTTTCGGTGCGGGCGGCCACGCGCCTGGTCGAAGCCTTGCCCGGCACGGTCCTTTACATCCCGAAAAAGATCACGCAAGACCATGAACTCTGCGTCATCGGCATGGATGACGCCTATGAAATCTCGCGCCTGTTTGGCGGGTGCCACCTGCACGTTCCAATGTCGATTTTGTCACGCGAGAAAAGACGCCTCTTGATTTGCAGGCTGGCATCCGAGAAGATCAGCCGTCGTCAAATTGCATTGCGCGCCGGTTGCACCGAGCGCCGCGTGTATCAAATCCTTGAACAGGAAAATGCGCAAGACGACCGGCAACCTTCCTTTTTCTAGGCCTCCCCCCTGAAACTTTCAGCTGAATTGTGACGGCGTTAACCGCCACCCTCACTGCAATCACCGACCGGTATTTTGCATTGAGGCCCCCAATGTCCCCGCATGACCTGAATTTGCGCCTTTCAAGAAATTTCACCCTGCGCGAAGCGGTACGATCACAAACAGCCGCGCGCAAAGGCATTGATAACACCCCTTCGGTCGAACTGATTGCGCCGATGGTGCGCGTGGCCGAGCATATCCTTGAGCCGATCCGCGCCCATGCAGGTATTGGCTATTCGCCAAATTCCTTTTTTCGCTGTCTTGAGTTGAACCGGGCGATTGGCAGCAAGGACACATCCCAGCACATCAAAGGCGAAGCGGTTGATGTCGAAGTTCCCGGTATCTCGAATTTCGATCTGGCCCAATGGATTTCGCAAAATCTCGATTTCGATCAACTGATTTTGGAATGCTATCAGCCCGGCGATTTGCATTCGGGCTGGGTGCATATTTCCTATGTCTCGGTTGCCGAAAATCGCCGGGAAATCCTGCATTATAACGGCAAGTTTTATGCACGGGGGTTGCCATGAACTGGTCAGAGCTTGGCAAAACCCTGGCGCAATCGGCCCCCCTTGTTGGCACGGCCCTGCTTGGTCCGGCTGGCGGCGCGATTGGCGCGGGCCTTGCCGCGTTGTTCGGTACCGATAGCGACCCTGATAAAATCGCCCAGGCCCTCAATGCCTCCCCCGATGCCGTTATCAAACTGCGCCAGTTCGAGCTTGAACATCAAAGCGAACTGACCAAAGCGGTGATTGCCGCCGGGACAGCCGACATTGCATCAGTCAACAGTACCATGACGACCGAAGCACAATCCGACCATTGGTGGGTGTCAGGATGGCGACCGTTTTGGGGCTTTGCCAGCGCCACGGCCTGGGCGTTTTTGGCCGGGTGCCTTGGTATTGCGATTTTGCGCGGTGACGGGGTTGGCATTGCCCTGTCGGTTTTTAACGCCGTTCCCGAAACCTTCTGGCTTATTCCGCTGGCCGTGCTTGGCATTGCGTCCTGGCATCGCGGCAAGGAAAAGAGAGCACGGGTTGAAGGCGGCGCATGGGGAACAAAAAACAGCCTGGTCGATGGCGTGATCAGCAAACTTAAAGGGGACACAAGTGGTCGATGACATCAGCTATCAGCTTGGCGAGATCAAGGGGCTTTTGCATGGCATCAACAACAATGTCGCGCAACTGTCCGACAAGGTAGACGGCATGGATGACCGGTTGCGCCATGTCGAAAAGAAAGCCGCGATTAACGGCGCGGTTTCCGGGGGGATCATTAGCGCCACCGTGGCAGGCGTGATTGCCGTCGTAAAGGCCAATACCGGAGGGGCATAAATGGCGCATAGCCCTGAAACCAAATCACAGGCGCGGGCGCTGTATGTTTTTGACCGGCTTGATCTGACCAAAATTGCAGAACGCCTTGGCGTTTCCATCGGCACGGTACGGCGCTGGAAATCGGTTGCAGAAGTCCAGGGGGATGACTGGGACAAATCGCGCACCGCTGCCAGCATGGCGTCAACCGGCACCGACAATATGGTCGCGCTTCTGATCGAAGATTATGTGCAACTGCACCTTTCGGTGATCGAAGAGCTGAAAGCTTCGACCGACATCAGGGCGCTGGACAAGGCCGAGGCGCTGGCCGGGCTGGCTGATGCCTTTAACAAAACCATCAATGCCGCAGGCAGGGCTTCGCCCAAGATTTCAGAGCTGGCGATTGCCCAGGACGTGATCAAACGGCTGGGCGATTTTGTGACCGGCCAGTTTCCGCAACATGGTGAAGCCTTTATTGAAATCCTTGAACCGTTCGGCAAAGAGGTTTTGAACGCCTATGGCTAAACGTGACCGCCTCACCCCCAAGCAGTTCGAGAAATCTCTTGCGGAATATCGCGAGGGGTTTGTGCGCAATCTTGAAGCCCGCTGTTCAGGGTTTGATCCTGATGAAAAGGCATCACAAAAACGGCGCACGACCGGGCGCGAGGATTTCGAGTTTTTTGCCCGCACCTATTTCCCCCATTACATTCGCGGCAAAAAAGACCCGAAAACCGGGATTGAAAAGCCGATCAATCTGTCAAACCTGCATCGGTATTTTTGCGACCATTTCCCGGCACTGATCGAAAACCCCGAAAGTGTCAATGAAGTCATCGCGGCCCCGCGTGGTGAAGCCAAATCGACCTATGCACTGATTTTCACCATTTATTGCGCTGTATATGAGCTTAAACATTACATGATTTACATCATGGATGTGTTTGACCAGGCATCGGTGGTGGTGGAGGCTTTCAAGGTTGAATTTGACAGCAACCCGCGCCTGCGAACTGATTTTCCCGATATCATGGGGAAAGGGCCTGTCTGGCAGGATGGTGTTTGCGTGACCCGCAACAATATCAAACTGCACGCACGCGGCGCGGGGCAACGTATTCGTGGTCTGAAACATGGCGCACGCCGCCCGGACCTTGCGGTACTTGATGACATTGAAAACGATGAAAATGTCAAAACCCCGAAACAGCGCGACAAGCTGGAAAGCTGGATTGATACGGGTGTGGCCAACCTTGGTGAAGCCGGGGAAAAGTTCGACCTGATCTTTGTCGGCACCGTCCTGCATTACGATTCGGTTTTGGTGCGCAAGCTCAATAACCCACTGTGGCAAAGCATCCGGTTTCAATCAATCCTGAAATGGCCGGATCGCATGGATATGTGGGATGCGTGGGAAGAAATCCTGCGCAATCAGTCGCGTCAAGCCGCGCGGGATTTCTATGCAAAAAACCGCGCCAAAATGGAAAAAGGCGCGGTGGTTAGCTGGCCGGAGAAACGTCCGCTTTTATACCTTATGGAATTGCGCGCCCGCATTGGTCACAAGTCGTTCAGTTCCGAACAGCAAAACGAAGCAATCGACGAAAACGCCGCCTTTCAGAACTTCACCTATTGGGTGCAGTTTGAACCGCAGTGGGTCTATTTCGGGGCCTGTGATCCGTCACTGGGCAAGAAAGGCAATCACCGTGATCCCTCGGCCATCCTTGTGGGGGGATTTGATCGCCGGGCGGGTGAACTTGCCGTTATTGAAGCTTCCATTCGCAAGCGGGTTCCCAAGGTCATTATCAGCGACATCATCGCATTTCAAAAACAGTATGGCTGTGTCGCCTGGGGCATTGAAACAGTCCAGTTTCAGGAATTCCTGCGCACGCAATTGATTGACGAGGCCATTCGTCAGCACATCGCGCTAAATGGCGTCCCGGTGCCACAAAACACAGACAAGGATTTGCGCATTGAAAGCCTGCAAGTGCCGATCAGTGACGGGCGGATCAAACTGCATCCCAGTCAGAATGTGTTGCGCACCCAGCTTGAACAATGGCCGAACGGCGACCATGACGATGGGCCGGACGCCCTTGAAATGCTGTGGACCCTTGCCATCACCTATGGCGCACCGCTTGACATTCGGACAGGCGGCCAGCGGGCGTCGATGAATGCTTATGGCGAACATCACAGCACGATTTCAGTAAACGGAAACTATGGCGCGGCAAGCGGCGCGTTGAACTGGCGGGGCTATTAGGTCAATGGCGCAAAATAACAGAAACTCCAACAAACAGACCAAGGCCGAAAAGCCGGTTGTCACAGAAGTGGCCGGGGTCAAAAGCGATCTTGATCTCGCCAAACTGATTAACGAAATCACCACCCCTAACGACACGGTGCTGAAAAGCATTGGCAACCGGTATGACGCTTATAAAGCCCTGTTGCGCGATGACCAGGTCAAGGCCGCGTTCGGCCAGCGCCTTGATGCGATGGTCGGCAAGGAAGTGACGGTCGAGGCCGGGGGCACGTCGCTCCAGGACAAAAAAGCCGCCGAATTCATCCGCAATCAGCTTGATACCATTGATTTTGACGCGGCCTGCCGAAAAATGGCCTTTGCCCAGTTTTACGGCTATGCGGTCGCCGAAATGCTGTGGGCTTTTGACGGGGCGCAAGTCGTTATTGATGCGATCAAGGTGCGCAAGTTTGACCGCTTTCGCTTTGACGGGGCGGGTCGCCTGCGCCTGATTACCAGAACCGCGCCCAAGGGCACAATCATGCCCGAACGCAAATTTTGGGTTTCAACCGTTGAAACCGATAATGACGACGATCCTTACGGTCTTGGCCTGGCGCATTTCCTGTATTGGCCGGTATATTTGAAACGCAACGGCTTGCGGTTTTGGGCGGTCGCGCTTGAAAAGTTCGGAATGCCGACAGCAGTTGGCAAACACCATGCGGGGGCGACGGATAGCGAGGTCAGCACGCTGCTTTCGCTTTTGACCTCCATTCATGGTCAGGCTGCGGTAACGGTGCCACAGGGGCAGGAAATCACCCTGCTGGAAGCCGTTCGCGCATCGGGGGGCGATCACGAGAAATTCGTCAAATATCTGGATGCCATGATCGCCAAGGTGATTGTCGGCCAAACATCGACCACCGATAGCGGATCGTGGCGCGGCACGGCAAATGTGCATAAAGATGTGCGCGATGAAATCATCAAGGCCGATACGGACCTGCTGTGCAGCACGTTTAACAGCGGGCCGGTCAAATGGCTCACACAATGGAACTTCCCGACCGCAAAGCCGCCGCGTGTCTGGCGTGTGCTTGATGACGAGGAAGATCTGGACAGCCGGGTCAAGCGCGACAAACTCATTTATGACATGGGCTTTGTCCCCGCACTTTCTTACATCAACGACACCTATGGCGGCGAATGGACGCAAAACCCCGCGCCGTCAAAACCGCCAACCACCCAGAGCAATAATGGCACACCATCAGACAGCACAGCGTTTGCCGATCCGACCGGGGACGCGATTGATCAGGCCCTTGACCAAGAGCTTGAGGATTGGCAGCCGATCATGCGCCCGATTTTGCACCCCGTTCTTGATCTGATCGAAGATGCGGCGTCCTTTGCCGACATCGAAACCGGCCTGCGCAAGGCTTACCCCGATATGGATATTCAGGCATTTGCGCAAAAGCTGCGAGAACTGACTTTTGGCGTTGAAGTCGCGACACGCGCCGGGGCGCAAATCAATGACGGTGATTGACCTTCAGGCGGTTGCCCCCGAAGCCGCCATCAAATTGTTCGAGCGCAAGGGCCTTGAGATTTCGTTTGATTGGCGCGATGTGGATGCCGACCAACACGCGCGGACCTTTACCGTCGCCAAGGCCATGCGCCTGGACATTCTGGGCGATATTCGCACGGCGGTAGATGATGCACTTCGCAACGGCACAACCCTTGATCAGTTCAAGAAAGACCTGATCCCGACCCTGAAAGCCAAAGGCTGGTGGGGCAAACAGATCGTGACCGATCCGGCAACCGGCGAGGAACGCCTGGTTCAACTGGGATCACCCCACCGCCTGCGCACCATCTATGATGTGAATTTGCGGGCCTCCTATGCCGCCGGGAAGTGGCAACGCGCCAAAGACCTTGGCAAGCAGCTTCAAAGCCAATCGGGGCAAAAGGTTTATCTGCGCTATGTCGCCGTGCTTGATGAACGCACACGGCAAAGCCACCGCAACTGGCATGGCACGGTTTTGCCGGTCGATCATCCTTTTTGGGATACCCACTACCCACCCAATGGCTGGGGCTGTCGCTGCACGGTGCAAATCCTGACAGACCGGCAACTCGCCCGCTATGGCTATGACATCTCCCCCGATCCTCCCATTGAAACCCGCGACTGGTTTAACGGGCGCACCGGGGAAATTGAAACCATCCCCACCGGTATTGATCCCGGCTGGGGTCACAATGTCGGCAAATCTGCCACCCGCGCCGAAGCCGGGCGCATCTTTGCCGAAAAACTGCGTGCCGCCCCGCCAGATATTGCGGCCCTGGCCTTAAAGAGCGACCCGGATGTAGTGGCTGAAATTCAGCGTAGTTATGCGCACTGGTTTGATGATGTTGTTGCCCAGGGCAATGCCGGGGGAGAGCGCCGTGTCATTGGCGCGTTTTCACCGCGCACGGTGGAACGGCTGTCTGATTTTGACCAATCGCCGGAGAATGCGGCAATCACCATTAGCGACAAGGAAGTTCTGCATTTATTGCGCGACGTGAAAAAATCCCGCAATCAGGCGCTTTCGCAATCCTTTGTCCGCGATTTACCAACCGAAATTGCCAGTGCCAAAGCCGTGTTGTTTGATACGACTGACCCTGCATTGATCTATGTTTTTGATACAGAAAACGCACAATCAGGCAAACTGGTCGTGCGCATTGATTACTACCAGCGTGTGCGCGGCAGCGATGGAAAGCGACGCGATGTTCGCGTCAATGCCGCGCGAACTGGCGGCATCGTGAAACCGGAAAACCTGCGGCAAAAACGTTATCGGCTGCTGGATGGCACTCTATAAAATTCATGTTTTGTTCCAAATCTGTTAAAGTTTGACCGATACGGTTGTTCATCGACCTTTTTAAACTGACAACGGATACGAACATGAAGGCCAAACTGACATTCAAAACCCTTCGCGACTGTCATCCAGAAGACGGACTGGACATCGAGTTCTTTGCTGATCTTGAGCTTGATCCCGATTTCGAAGATGATGAAATGATATTGCGGGTCCAGTTAACCGAGGATGCGCTCAAAAAACTCGCCAGCGGAAAACGGCTTTCAGACCGCACAGCCGAACACGCGCTTGTGCAGTCGAATATCGGCATGATCACAAAGGTCGCCGAGATCAAATTTGACCAATGGAACAAACCGCAACCGGTGATTTTGACGGATGATGACTTGATGTGAAGATTGAGAAACGGTCGCCGCCCCTTACGTGACATGGGTCTTTTCTGCTACTGGCCCGAAGGTCAGCACTCTGGGCTCACGAATTTCACCAGATTTTCCGGCGACCGCAAATTATACTATAAAACACATCTCTTGTTATGAGAACGGGATATAGCAAAATTCTTTAGCTATTTTCCGAATGATCATTAGCTTGAGATGCGCGATATGCCTTAGAAACTGCGTGATAAAACTCTTTGCTAAAGCTCATAAACCAGCGTGCATGCTCAGCCGTTACTTTATCTCCATCGATTTGATCGACAGTAATATAATTTCCGTCTGAACATTCAAACATCTGTGGGTCTAGCATTTCAGACTGGCCAACAAATTGCACGCTAAATGGGCGAACAACTTCGACCTCACTGCCATCTTTCAAAGGGAATTTTATAGTTTTATTTGTCATTTTATGGGTCCTTTCATCTTACAGACCGCAACACCGGGATGATGCTGCTATACACCATCTATCTAGATCGCTCCGATATTCAATAGGTCCGAAGGAACAAATTGGAATTTCGGCCTTGTGGCGTGTTTCTGGCGTGATGGCATCCCCTTATCGGCAGTTGGGAGCCGAATGCCGTTAGACCCCCGTTAGAAATGCGACAAGGCAACATTGCACGCCAACCCAAACCCGTATCTGTTGACGTCTCCCCTGAAATAATTCAGGCTCCCCTTGCTTGAAATTGCAAAAAGTGGCGGTTTACCTGAAGTTTTCAGCTAATTCCCGCCTTTTGAACCCTTCATGATGCCTCTGTCACATGACGGAGGGCGACGTGAAGCGAATTCATCTTTTCAAGACCGGCACACATACGGCCATGAACGGCCAGACGATTTCGTTTGGCGAAAGCGATCTTGCCGCCTCTGCTGCCGCGTATGATCCCGCCCTTCATGAAAGCCCCCTTGTTATCGGCCATCCCAAAACGGATGCACCGGCCTATGGGTGGGTGAAGTCGGTTGAATTTGAAAACGGTGAACTGGTTGCCATTCCCCATCAGGTCAATGCCGAATTTGCCGAACTGGTTGCCAGCCACGCCTACAAGAAAATCTCCGCCTCCTTTTATCAACCTGACCAGCCGGGAAACCCGGTGCCAGGCAAATACTATTTGCGGCATGTCGGTTTCCTTGGCGCACAGCCCCCGGCTGTCAAAGGCCTGCGCCCTATCGAATTCGCCGATGACGACAGTGATTTCGTAACCATTGAATTTGGTGAAATCGAACCGCGCACCATCGCGCGACTGTTTCGCAGCCTTCGCGACCTGCTAATCGAAAAATTTGGCCAGGAAGATGCCGATAAGGCATTGCCCGGCTGGGATACCGACTGGATCGCCGAACAGGCTGTAACCCCCGCACCGGATGAAAAACCAACCACACCGGCCTTTTCCGAGGTGCCGGACCCTGACCCTGCATCCGCAACACCAAAGGAGACCAAGGTGGACGACGAAGACATCAAAAAGCGCGAAGCAGCATTGGCACAAGCCGAAGCGGCATTTGCTGAAAAACAGGCGCAGCGCGGCGCTGTTGAATTTGCCGATGGTCTGATCCGGGATGGCAAGCTGGCCCCCGCCAACAAAGATCGGGTTGTATCGCTTTACACACATCTGACCCTTCAGACCGGAAATGTTGAAATCAGCTTTGGCGAAGCCCCGGCGGCGGCCCCGCTGGCCATGCTGACGGGTATTCTTGAAGCATCGCCCAGGATTGTCGATTTTGGCGAACATTCCGCCGATGTGCCGGGCAATACGATTGATTTTTCCGATCCTGCCGTCCTTGCCGATGCGGCGCGTGCTCATGTCGCTGAACAGGCGGCGAAAGGCATTACGGTCGGTTATGGGCAGGCCGTGCGCAAACTCCAGAAAGGGGCCTGATCATGAATTTGGGTCTGATCAAGAATTTCACCAGTGCGGGGGCGATTGCCAAATACCGCATCGTTGCAACTGACGCGACCAGCGGTGTGGTCAAACAGGCCACGGCAGCGACTGACAAGATCATTGGCTGCACCGGCGTTGCCGGTGTCGATGCCGCCGACAAGCGCATCGATGTGTGCATGGATGACATCCGCGACATCGAATTTGGCGGGGATGTTGAATTTGGCGACCCGCTGACCAGCGACGCGCAAGGCCGTGCTGTTGTCGCGGCCCCCGCCGCCGGGGCCAATGTCCGCATTGTCGGCACCGCGATGGAAGATGGCGCGATTGGCGTTATCGGCAAGGTTCACGTCATTTCGTCAAGCCTTCAGGGTTGATTGATCCCCCCGTAATCAGGAGTTTCATTTTATGACTACCGGACAGTTTCAGGTCGATCCGATCCTGACCGCGATTGCGATTGCGTATAGCAATCCAACCTACACGCTAATTGCGGATCAGGTATTGCCGCGCAGCACCGTTTCCGGGCGCAAATTCTCGTGGCAGGTATACGACCTTGCCGAAGGTTATAGCGTGCCCGATACCCGTGTCGGTCGCCGGTCGGCCCCCAACCGTGTTGAAATCGAAGGCACCAAACAGAATGACGAGGTCGAGGAATTTGGCATCGACATTCCGCTTGATAACCCGACCATCGAAGAAGCCGAAAAAGCCGGGTACAACCCGCGTGACCGTGCGACCGAACGCGCCACCAATATTGTCATGCTGGGCCGCGAAGTGCGGGTGGCCAACCTGATTTCCAATGCTGCGACCTATCCGGCCAATCTGGTCAAAGCACTTTCGGGTACATCGATGTTTACCGATGGCACGTCTGATCCGATCAAGGAAATTTCGGACATTCTTGATGCCTGCCTGGTGCGCCCCAACCAGTTGACCATCGGGCAAACCGCATGGTCGGCCCTGCGTCAGCACCCGAAAATCGTCAAAGCGACCAACCGCAATAGCGGCGATGCCGGAGCCGCCGCCAAGGAAGCCGTCGCTGAACTGTTCGAGGTTCAGAAAATCCTTATCGGGGCCTCGCGCGTCAATACCACAAGACCCGGTCAGACGCCGGTGATGGAACGCGCCTGGGGCGGGATCGTTTCGGGGCAGTTCATTGATCAAAGTGCCGATGTTACCGGGGGTATTACCTTTGGCATGACGGCACAGCACGGCGACAAGGTTGCCGGCGCGATGCAGGCCGAAATGGGACTCCATGGCGGTGAGCTAATCCGGTCGGGTGAAGCGGTCAAGGAACTGATCGTTGCCAATCATGCCGGGTTCCTGTTGTCGAATGTGGCTTAACGGCCCTGATACCGAAAGGAATTTCCCAATGGAATATCCCGTTCTGATTACCGTTAGCCATGACGGCAAAACCGTTAAACCCGGCAGCATGGTTGATCTGACTTCCGAACAGGCGGGACCGCTGATCCGGGGTGGTTTTATCGGCAACAAAGCACCTGACGCAACAGTGCAAATTGATGCTGATTTTGCGCCCGTAGACAACGCCGCCCCCGACGAACCGGCAAGCGAGCTTGATCGTTTGATTAAGGCGATTGGCAAGTTAGACAGCAATAAGGCCGATTTGTTTACCGGGTCGGGCAAACCCAAAACCGAAGCACTGCAAGAGGTTAACGGGATCGACTTTACAGTCTCCGCCGCCCTGCGCGACCAGGCATGGGATCAGTTTCATAAGCAGAAAATCATTAAAAACGAAGGCTGATCCCGAACTGCCGACCGGCACCATTTTCTTTCACGGCCGGTCGGCAGTTCAAACTTATCAAGGTGAAAATAAATGGCTTACGCAACCGCGACAGACATGGAAGCACGCTTTACGACGACCGAGTTGATCGATTTAACCAATCAGAACGATCCAACCGCTCAGACGATCAATACGACTTCTATGTCTGTTGCGCTTGATGATGCCAGTGCCATTATCGACGCAAACCTTGCGTCCCGGATGAATACGCCAGTCTCTCCGCCGCCGTCCGTTCTGGTGTCGGTCTGCTGTGATCTTGCGCGGTATCGCCTGTATGCGGGCCGTTCAACCGAAGAAGTGGAAAAGCGTTACGACAACACAATCAAGCTGCTTAAAAACATCGCAGCCGGTGACATTGATATTGGTAGCCAATCACGCAGCAAAGCTGTCTTTTCAGCTCCAGATACCGTGTTTGTCGGAAAGGATTTCCTATGAGCGGTATCAGCATTTCCGTCGATTACCGTGATCTTGGCCGCATGGGTGCAAAGGTTACAAACTTTCTCGCCACAGCAGGCGACACGCGCCCTTTGCTTGAAGGCATTGGCAATGCCCTTTTGCTCAATATCGACCTTCGGTTCGAAAACAGCCGTGGACCAGATGGCACGCCCTGGAAAAAGACCGCACGCGGAGGGCAAATTCTTGTCGATACTGCCCGGTTGCGCAATTCGATGGACATGGATGTCAGCGCAAATGCTGTCGCAGTTGGTACCAACGTTATATACGCCAGCACCCATCAGAAAGGCGCGACCATCAAACCGGTCAAAGCACGTGTTCTGGCCTTTCAGATTAATGGCAAACCGGTCTTTGCCAAAAGTGTAACCATCCCCGCCCGCCCCTTCATCGGCATCGGTGACGACGATATCAAGGCCATGCGCGGCGAAGTTGCCGATTTCATTCGCAATGCCCACCGGGAGGCACGCGGATGATTGCCCAGCTTGAACGCGCCCTTCGCGACCGGCTTAAAACCGTTCGTCAGGACAAAAATCTGAAAGTCGCAATCGAAACGTATGGTGGGCAGCTTGACGACGATCTGCTGGCCGATATCGCCCAGCGCGCGCCCGCAATCTACGTGACTTTCGCAGGCATGACACCTGCACCGCGTAAGGTGCGCGGTTCCAACAGCTTTGATGCAACCATTGCCCTGATCGTCGCGGGTAAATCGATTGACGACGAACAGGCGCGCGGCGGTGGCCGGGCTGGCAAAATCGTTGGTGCCTTCGATTTGATCGACCTTTCCCTGTTTGCGCTAGACGGCTTTGCGCCCGACGGCGTTGACCGGGCGTTTGAACCCACCCGTGTCAGCAATCTTTTCTCGGCAAAGGTCCGTCGTGAATATCTCGCGATCTATGCCTTTGCCTGGACCACACGCTTTACCACAACCGGCAATTTCGACGCCGACGCCCTGGACGATTTTAAAACCATCCATGTCAGTTCGTCAGTGGGTGGCCCCGATAGTCCGGCAATCGAAGCCGACATCGCCCAACAGGAGGACGACGGATGAATGACAGGATTTATATCAAACCGTGCCCTGGCATGAGTATCCCGATGCCTGACAACAGTGACCCGATTGGGGCCGAAGGCGCATTGGTCCCCAACACCAGCTTTTACCGGCGTTTCATCCTGCGTGGCGAAGCCGAGAAGTCCCGCCCGCCGAAGCTTTCGGGCAAATCGACCAAAACAAAGGAGTAATCCCCGATGCCCGAGATCAGCTTCAATCAAATCCCGCTCGACATCTATCGGCCTGGCATTTATGTCGAGATTGATCCCAGTCTTGCATCCAGCGGTTTGCCGGTGTTCAAACAGCGCACCGTAATGTTCGGTCAGCTTGGCACCGATCCCGAAGCGGTTGCTGGCCAAGTCTATCAGGTTATCACAAGTGCTGAAGCAAGCGTCCTGTTTGGGAAGGATTCGATGCTGGTCGGCATGGTTGATGCCTTTCGCAAAGTGAACCCCTATCAGGAATTGCTGGTCATTACGCTCGCTGACAACGCCGCCGGTGTCGCCGCGACCCTGACGCGCACCTTTGCCGGTGCGGCAACACGATCCACCACCCAGCAATTTTACCTTAACGAAACCCGTTATCAGCTTGGCATTGCGTCCGGCGATACCGCCACCGATGTTGCAGGTCGGCTCGCAACATTGTTCAATAATGATCCGGCCTGCCCGGTTATCGCATCTGCTGTCGGGGCCGATCTGACCCTGACCTGCAAATGGAAGGGCGAAACCGGCAACGACATCACCTTTGCCACCCGCTATTACAACAGCGACACAGTTACTCCGGGTTTGACCTTTGGTACTGGTAGCTTTGCGGATGGGGCGGGCAATCCCGACCTGACCGCCGCAATCGATGCGCTTGACGACCTGACGCAATATCAGGGATTTGTCACACCTTATGTTGACGAACCCAATATGACGGCACTTCGCGCCGAACTTGATCTGCGCTGGGGGCCTCTATCGGCTTTGGATGGTCGGGTATTCGCCGCCAAGCGCGACGGCGTTGCCGCCCTGGCAACCTATGCACCAACACTTAACAGCCAGAACATTGCGATCATGGATACGACACAGGACGCATTGTCGCCGCCGTGGGTCTGGGCCGCATCGACCGCCGCCAATGTCATGTATTACGGCGCACTTGATCCGGCCCGGCCTTTCCAGACCCTTGAGCTGGTCGGGATCATGGGTGCGCCAGAAGGCAAGCGTCGCCGTGCGGCTGAAAACGAAACGCTGCTATCGGCAGGCATTTCGACGCACACTGTCGCAACCGATGGCAAGGTCCATATCGAGCGCGCGGTAACCACCTACAGCGCCAATACGGTTGGAGCCGAGGACACCGCTTACAAGTCGCTCAATACCGTCATGATCATGAGCTATTACCGCCGCTCGGTGATCAACCGGTTCCAGCTTAAATACCCGCGTCACAAGCTGGGTATGAATGGAAACCCCGCCGCCGGTTTTGCTTCAAATATCGTCACGCCGAATACCGCCATCGCCGAGTTCCTGGCGCATTACAAAGCAATGGTTGACGCGGGGATCATGGACGATTTTGCAGGCTACAAGGCCGATATCCTTGCCAACAAAAATGCCCAAAAACGCGGTCGTCTCGATGTTTTCGACCAGCCGCGCCCGATGGATCAGTTTCACCAGCTTGCGGTGCGTTCTGCGTTTCGCCTGATCTAACGAAAGGATCATTCATGTCTACGATTTTCGGCACCGCCGTCATCACTGTTGATGGCTATGAACTGCCCAGCATCGAAGGAACGGGGAAATTCCAGCTTGGGTTGCCAACAGGCAAAATCCACAAAGGACCACGCGGCTATATTGGGGCAAGCGTGATGCCCAACACGTCGAAGCTGACCTGCGATGTTGCCGCGCGCAATGACTTCGATATCCAAGCGCGGCTTTCCGCTGGCAAGGAAGTCACCGTGCGCTTTGCCGACGACTATTCCGAACAGGCTTGGGTCGTTCCCCAAATGGTCATGACCGAAGACCCCGAACTGACGGATGGCGATAGCGCCAAATGGACCCTGACCCTTGAAGGCGCAAGCGCGGAGAAAGCCTGATGTCTTATGTTCATACCTTGAAAACCGGTTTCAGGATCGGTGAAAAAACCTATCCGATTATTGAAATCAGCGCCCTCACAGCAGGCGACGCCATTGATGCCACCCAGGCGGGCGAAGTCGTGCGGTTTGCCCCCGATGGGTCGCCCGTCATTGTTGAAAGCCCGGTGATCGTTTCTGCCGAACGTTACCGTCGCCAGATCAAACGCCTTTCAACCGAAAACGGCGAGGAACTGCAAGGCCCGGTTCAGTTGAAAGACTTGCGCGCCTTGTCCGAAGCCGAATATCGCGAACTGATTGCGACGTGCGATGCAATCGACGAACTGCTTTTGCAAAAGGAAGCCGGAGATCGCAAAGCCGGGGGGCGAGACGAAGCCGAAGCCGGAAGCAATCCTGACCGCGCTTAGGCTTGACCGGATCGCGCCAGGCATTGTCCAGGGGCAACGCCTGATCGCCTCACGCGACGAGGTTGAAACGATGGCTTTAACCCTGTCGCGCCTGACCGGATCGTCACTGCGTGACGTTCGTGACATGCGCCTGGCACATCTTATCCGCTATCTCAAAAAACTGGCTGAACAGGCAAAATGACCGATTTCAAATCCCAGGTACAAGTTGATCTGAAAGGCAATCTGGCCGCATCCGCCAAATCAATGGCGGGCGCGGTCAAGAGCCTGGTCAGCAATGCTGGTCGGGATTTCGGGCGGTTGCGTTCAATGTCCGTCAGTGCCTCGAACGGGATTGATCGCTTGGGCAACCGATATACCGGGCTTGTTTCATCGCTTGGCGTCGGTATTGCCGCCAAAGGGGTTATCGATTTCGACCGGCAGCTTAAAGATATTCAGGTTCAGGCAGGCCTGACCGATGATGCTGCGGCGACACTCAAACAGAAGCTGCTTGATGTCGCCAACACGCCTTCAGTACGTCTTGATGTGTCGCAATTGGTTGCGGGTATTTCAAGCGTCGTCGACCTTACCGGCGACATTCAATTCGCGACCGACAACATTTTAAATATGGGGATTTCTATGCGGGCATCGGGGGCAGCAGCACCCGACATCGCGAAAGTCGTGGCCGCGCTCAAGAAACTCGACATAAAAACACCGGATCAGATCAGCGCCGCACTGGCAAAACTGATTGAACAAGGCAAGCAAGGCTCCATGCCGTTCAAGGACATGGCGACCGAATTGGGACCGTTGGCCTCAAAATTTGCGGCCCTCGGTTACAAAGGGCAAGGCGCACTCGATTTCCTTGGCGCGTTCATGCAAACCACCCAGGACACCACCACCAATGCCGCCGAAACCGGCACCGCAATCAATGCGGTTATCGCCGATATACAGCGAAACGGCGCAAAACTTGAACAAAACGGCATCAAACTTATCAATCCTGATAACACGCGTAAATCACTTGATCTGGTTCTTTCCGACATCCTGACAAAGGTCAGCAAGGTCAAGGATAAGGTCAAGCAAGACAGCATTTTACAAAGCATATTCGGCGAAGAGTCCCGAAATGCCATTGCCCAATTGCAGGCCGACTTTAACAAGACAGGCCAATTCACAATGCTGTCTGATCTGATGGGCGTCTCAGCCGATGGCAACCGGATGGTACAGGATGCTATCGACAAAACGCACACGATGGCCGCCGCTGTTGACACCCTGAATTCGGCTTTTACCCGCTTGGCTAACAACAACCTGTCACAGCCTATTCAGGACCTCGCCGACGCCATTCAGGGGCTTGATAGTGATCAGCTCGAACATATTTTCAACATTGCCGCGACCGGAGCTGCCGCTGCCGCAGGTATCTGGGCCGTCAACAAGGCGGTACGCGGCGTCGCTGGCGGCATTCGTTTTGCCCAAGGGTTGCGGCGGGGTGGTTCGGCAGGCAGCCGTGCCGCCAGCGCTCTTTCAAGTGCAGCTGCTACCCCTGTGATGGTCACAAACTGGCCAACCGGGGGCGGCTTTGGCGGATCAGGCGACTTAACGTCAAATCGCCGATCCCGTCGAAGCCTTGGTGGGCGTTCGCGCAGCCGTCTTGGTCGTCTCGCTTCGCGCGCCGGAAGCCTTGTTCCGCGCGGTGTGACCAAAGGACTAACCTCACTTGGCGGGAAAGCCGGGCGTTTGGTCCGGGGGGTTGGCCCATTGGGCGCGGCCCTCGGTGCTGTTGATATCGGATCATCTCTCATCGCAGGCGATACGCGCGGCGCGGCAGGTGCTGCTGGTGGCTTTGGCGGCGCAATTGCCGGGGGCGAACTGGGTGCTGCTGCGGGCACCCTGCTTGGTCCTATCGGCACCGTTCTCGGTGGATTGATTGGCGCAGGCCTTGGCAGTTATTTCGGCGAAGCGGCGATTAATGGACTGTATGACAGTATCGCGGGCAACGAGAAGCCAAGTAGCAACGATGGCCAAGGCAATGCGGAAACCCATGCCGCCCTTGCGAACCTCACGAAGGCGTTGCACGACAACACGCGCGTGCAGAACCAGCCCGGTCGTCGACGCGGTTTTCATGCACCACAGTCTGATGTTGGCGGATTGGTTGGAGGCGCACCATGATCGATCTCGGTCAGTATCAGCAGGCCTCGTTTCGCGGTATTGAATTCCATGTAACGAAAAGCCGCCGTCGTTCACAGCATCGCATCGATAAAAAGCACTATCCGTTTGCAAAGCGTGGTCGCGTCACCGATATGGGCGTCGATGATTTCGCCTTCGAGATGGAAATTTATCTGCTTGGCAATGACGCCTTGCAACGCCGTGCGGCCCTTGAAGCGGCGTTTGATCAAATTGGCCCCGGCCCGCTTGTTCACCCGACACGCGGTACGATTTCGGTTGTTGTCGAAAGCGTTTATGACGACGAGGTTTTCACCGAACTGGGTGTTGCCGATTTCAACGTCACATTCGTTCAGGCGGGCGACGCAACCGGCCCGGTGGCGCGCATTGATACCCAGGCGAACCTTTTGATTGCCAGCGACGCCGCACAGAAAAGCACGACCGCCGCCTATAATCTCGACATCGCCACGGCTGACGACCCGTCCAAAATTGATTACAGCAAGGCACTTAAGGCGTCGATCAAGCTGTTTCAATATGCCAAAAATGTCACCCCAGCCGCCCTCAAGGCATCGGCAATTTCGATGGGCGAAGACATCGCTATCAAAATGGCATCGGTCGGAACTCCTGCGCTCATGAATGGCGCGTTTGGTGTTTCGGGCGATCTCGCAACTTATTTCGGGGCGAGCCCGGAAGGTGTTTCGTCATTTGTCGGTACGCTCAAAGAAAATTCCGGCAAGGTCTGGGCCGCTGCCCAGGACAATGTCGGGGCATTAAGCAGCCTTGGTGTTTCACCGCAAATCAGTAGCCTGTCCCAACGTTTCTTTGCCGCGACATCTGCGCCAAATTCGTCTGAAGCAATGAACGCCGCTTCGGTTGGGCAGGCGTTTTATGATGCAACAACGATCATTGCCGCCCGTTCGGTTGCGGTAACCCGGTTCGATAATCTGCAACAAGCGCTTGGCGTACGCGACACCCTGACACAGGCGCTTTCCTCAGCCGCGTCTGTCACCACCACAGACGATCCGATGAAAAATGCCGCGCGCAGCCAATCACTGCGCAATCTACGCACCGCCGTATCACGCGACATTTCAGAACGCAGCACCGGCTTGCCGTGGCTGGCATCGGAAACACCGCAAGCAGATGCTCCGGCCCGCGTGACCGCCTATCGCCTCACTGGGTCGCTCGACCAACAAATCGCAACACTCAACGGCATTCGGCACGCTTCTTTTGTCCCGGCGGCAAAGCCGGTTTTGTATTTGAAAGACGGGGCAAATGAATAACGTCAAACTCTATGTTGGTGGCATCATTTGGGATGGCTGGTCTGACGCCACAATCACCAAATCAATTGACGGCGTTTTTGGGGAGTTCACTCTTGGCCTGACACGTCAGAATGCTGAACCGGGCGTGCCTGCAATCCGCCTGGGAAGCACATGCCGACTAACGCTTGATGGTGAAACCGTGATCGCTGGTTTCATTGCCGCGCGCACCCTGACCGTAGATGACACGATTGACCTGCAAATCACCGGTCGAGACAAAACAGCCCTGTTATTCAAGGGTAGCGTTTTGCGCTCGCCTGCTGAATGGGCGGGGCAAGATGCCCTGCAAATCATTACCGATATTTGCAAACCGTTTGACGTATCCGTGCGGGCCGATGTTGCGGTTGGCAAGGCGTTCGAGAAATTCACCGCGCAACCAGGTGATACCGCGCAAAAGGTTATTGAGCGCATTTGCCGCCACCGCGGATTACTGTTCCATGCGACCGCCGATGGCAACCTGGCGCTAACGACCCCCGGTAAAGGTGGGTCTTTTTCCGACACCATTTCCATGAGCGAAACCGGGGGCAATGCCACAAGTCTGAACCTGACAGAAAGCCTTGAAGACCGGCATGATCAATATATCTGCCGAACCCAAAACAAGGGTACGAACTGGGGAAGTTCAGATCACAACAAGATAGAAGGCCGCGCCGTCGATGCAGGCATGAACCTTTATAGCCCGACGATCATCATTGCTGACGAACCGGGTGACACCAGCGCCATGAAGGCCCTTGCCACGGCCACCGCCGCCCTGAATGCCGCACGCGCCGAAACCCGCACCTATACGGTGGATGGTTGGCGAACGGACAGCGACCATCTTTGGGCCATCAACAAAACGGTGAACCTTGACGATCAGATCGAAGGCTATCGCGGCCAACGGCTGATCAAGAAAGTTATCTTCACCATAACCGAAAAAAGCGCACCCGAAACAGCATTGACGCTGGTCGATCCCAAGGCGTTCGACCTGCGCGCCGAACCTGAAAAATCGACGGGAGATGTCTGGTGAACCTTGAGCAGATCAAAGACGCACTTGATGCAATCAAAATTCGTATCCGCATGTTGTTCACACGCGGGAATGTCACGCTGGTTTACACCGATCAAACGGGGGAAATTCAGCGTGTCCAGATATCCGGTCTGGCCGGGGAATTGCTAAACGATGTCGATCACGCGCAACCCTATGGGCTTGCGGCGCGGCCTCTCGTCGGGGCAGAGGCTTTCATGGCATCGGTATTGGGTCAACGCGGCCAATTGACAGCCCTGATCATTGGCGATCCGCGTTATCGCCCAATAGGGATCAAGGATGGTGAGGTTGTTGTCTGGTCAAAATTCGGCCAGACAGTCTGGTTGCATGACGATGGCACCTTGACGGTATCGGTCCCCAACACCGTTAAGGTGACCGCACCCAAGGTCGAAGTCGAAGCCCCCGAAGTGATCGTAAACGCAAGCACCGTCGCCATTAACGCCAACAACGTCACCATAGCAGCACAAAGCGCATCGCTTGATTGCAACGACATTTCCTTTGGTGGCGAAGGTGGCCAACCCGTCGCCCGTGTCGGTGACATGGTTAATGTCGGCTCGGGCAGTTCTGCGGGGCTGTGGCCGATTGTCTCCGGGTCCGAAAAAATGAAGGTTGCGTAATGGATATTGCATTTTCCAACCCAACCAAAACCGGCTTTGATTTCGCCACCAACGGCACCGACCTTGTCGTCGGCGACGCCCTGATAACAATGCTTATCCACGCCCTGTTTCGCGATGCCCGTGCCCCGGATGGCGCGGTCGATGCAGGGCAAGACCCGCGCGGTCATTGGGCATCGGCGCTGACATCCGATGCGCCCGACGGCAGCCTGCTATGGCTTTTAGCCCGCGAAAAGATCACGCCCGACAAACCCTACAAAATCGCCGAAGCCCTCGAACAGGCCTGCACTTTCATGATTGACGAAACCGAAGGGGCCGCCGCCCCGGTGGTTGGCGTCACCGCCGTCGCACAAAAGGCCGCCCATCGTGGCCGGATCGAAGCGCAATTAACGCTGCATCTGACCGGCATGCGGCAATCAAAACGCTATGGTTTTGTCTATGACACTGCCACCAAGACCTATGATTTAAAGGAACTTGCCTGATGGTTTGGCCGATCACATCGCTTAAAGACCGTGAAGAACGTCTGCGCGCCGGGATTACAGCAGGCCTGAAGCTGACCACCACGCCCGGTCGCATGTCGAATATCGGCGTGCTTTCTGCCGAAATTGCAGGCGAAATTGACGACATTCACCAGCATATCGCATGGCAGGCTCGGCAACGCTTTACCAGGACGGCAAACGAGGAAGGGTTGCTGGACATTGCCACCGAATTTGGCATGACCCGGCACGAGGCCAAGGCGGCGGTTGGCGAAATTACAGTTACAGGAAGCAACGGCGCGGTATTACCTGGCGGTTCACGCTTTCAGGATGCAGCGGGTGGCTTTTATGTAACCGCGTCCGAAGTATCGATTGCAGCGGGTTCCGCCACGGTTGCCGCAACAGCAGAAACAACCGGCATAGCGGGGAACCTTGGCGCAGGCACCACCCTGTCTCTGGTCTCCCCTGTTGCCGGTATCGCTGCGGCAGCCACCGCTACGACCGCCTTCACCGAAGGGCGCGAGATCGAAGAAATTGAAGCGTTTCGCGCCCGTATCCTGTTTCGCCAGGCCAACCCGCCGATTGGCGGCAACGACGCCGATTATGTACGCCTGGCATTCGATGTTGCCGGTGTGACGCACGCTTGGGTAACGCCGCTTGCCATGGGCCTTGGAACCGTCACGGTTCGTATTGCGGCTTATGACGATCCTACCGGGCCGGTGGCATCTGAAACCCTACGCCAAAGCGTTGCCAACCACATAGAAGGCTATATCAATCCGATCACGAACCAATGGGAGGGACGCCCGGCGACGGCACAGGTTTTTGTGATTGCAGCAACGCTTAACCCGATTGATCTGGTGTTTGACAGCCTGACCCCGACCGATAGCAAGACGCTGGCCGCCATTGTCGCCAATGTCCAGTCGCTGTTTCGCTCCATCGGTGAGCCCGGCGTGACAGTGCGAAGAAGCTGGATCACGGGCGCGGTATCTGCTGCGGTTGGCGAAAACTATCACAAGCTGGCCATCCCCGCAGATGATGTTATCTGCGGGGTCAATGACATGCCCTGGCTTTCGCGCATCCTGTTAGGAGCCGATGTGCTGTGGGAGGCCACACCATGAGCATCGACACCAAAACCACCGATTACGCCCGCGCGATGATTGCGGGATTGCCGCAAGGCCCGGCCTTCCCGCGTGAGGGGGCCGATAACCGCGACGGGATATTAACCGCAATTGCCAGGGAGTTTTCAATTGAGGATAACGTACTCGAAACCCTGATGATTGAAGCATTCCCACTCGGCGCAAACCTGCTGGTGCCCGAATGGGAGAAAGATTTCAGCCTGCCCGATTGCGAACACATGGCCTACAGCACCTTGCAGGAACGCCGTGCCTCCATTCACGAAAAACGAACCCGTGTTGGCAGCTTAAACCCCAAGGCCATCGTCGCCTTGGCCGCGAAACTTGGTTACGAGGCCGAAGTAATCGAACGCCGCCCCTTCGTCGGCGGCATGTCACGGGGCGGCGATGTTATCCACGGCCCGCATTCCTGTCGCTATTGGTGGACGGTCAAGGTCAAACATGCCCGCCTGACATGGTTTCGCAGCGGGGTTTCTCGCGGCGGTGAAAAACAACTGACCTTTGCTCGCGCGCAAGACCTGACCTGCATGTTGAGCAGGATCAACCATTCGCACGTCAAACTGACCTTTGCTTATGAAGGAGCCTAAATCATGGAATATGTAAATCCCATCGGCAAAATCGGTGGCGCGCCCTATGTAGATGGCGACCCGCTTAACGATATCGAAGGCGATGCCGTTAGTGCCAAGGCATGGGAACACCCCATGCGAGAAATCCTGAATGTAATTACCGGCGCGGGGCTTACCCCTGACGGTGCGAACCTTGCGCAAATGTCTGCGGCCATTACCGCGATGATTGCCGGTGCCATTGGTGCCCTTCCGCCTGCGGATACTTTGCCTGTCGGGGCTGTTCTGCCCGCATTGGGCACAACGCCGTTTCCGGGTTTTTTGCTGCTTGATGCCAGCATGCCATTGCGCGCGGATTACCCCGATTTGTGGGCTTATATCCAAACCAGCGGCAACCTGATTACCGAAGCAAATTGGAACCTTGCAACATCGGGGTCCTTTTCTTCTGGCAATGGCACCACCAATTTCCGCCTTCCTGATGCCCGTGGTGTTTACTTGCGTGGTTTTGACGGTGGGCGCGGCTTTGATCCCGGGCGCGTGTTCGGGACCTATCAGGCGGACCAGATGCAGCAGATTACGGGTAACCTATCAGAGACCGGCAAGATGGTAACGGATGGGGGGACTACTAGTTCCGGGGCGATAACGTCTACCCCGAATGGTTCAGGTTCCGTCGCCGCAGGCGCTGGTTCTATATACTATCGCTTTATGAGCTTCGATAGCGCAAATTCACCTGGAGCGCGCACGGGAACCGAAACCCGCAGTAAAAACATCACCGTCAATTACTGCATCAAATATTAACGGATAAACCCATGAAAATTTACACTTATAGCCCGCGCAACGGTGTCTTTTTGGGCGCCGCTATCGCGCAAAAAAACCCGAAACGCGATGGCGAATTCCTGATGCCTGCCTGGGCGACCGATATTGCCCCGCCCGATGTGGTCGCAGGTATGGTCGCTGTTTATGATTCCGATGGGGTAACCTGGTCGTTGGTTGCGGATCATCGCGGGGAAACGGTTTACAATACCGAAACCGGGGCGGCGTGCGTGATCGATGAACCGGGCGATATTCCCGATGGCCACACGCCGTTCGTGCCGCCATCGCAGGATGCCACCTGGGATGGTGATGCATGGCAAATGCCAGCCCCGATCTATGATCAGCTTTTTGCCGCTGCGGCCAGCCGTCGTTATCGTGCGGAAACGGGCGGTTGTGTCTGGAATGGTTGGGTCCAGGCAACCGATGATCGCGGGCAGGCCAAATGCATGGCCGAATTGCAGGCGATTAATGAAGGTTTACGCACGGATGGCGATGGCTGGAAGTTCGCGCATGGATTTGAAGCCTTAACCAACGCGCAAATGCTCGAACTGGTTATTGCCGTGCGCAACCACGTTGCGGCCTGTTATACCAGCGAAGGTGCTGTTCGGACGGAAATAAACGCAGGCACAATCCAAACGTTTGATCAGATTGAAAAGTGGCCTGACTGGCCGGGAGTGGCATAAGCCAGATATTGTGTGTTTTCCCCTCTGATAAAACAGGCGGGGGTTAGGGCGTATCCCCGCCCAAACCGAGTGAGATCGACCACTCACGATTAAATCGCCCCGCCCACCGTTGCAACGGCGGGGCTTTTGCTAAAGGTCGAAGATGACAGAGTCAATCAACTCTGGAACAAAAAAAGAACAGTACCGGGAAATCCGGTGCAAATCCTGCGGTCGAAAACTTCTTGAAGCATTCGGTCGCATCTTTATCCGGGTCAAATGCACACGCTGCAAGACCCTTAATGCCATCGAGTCCCATTCAGCGGACCACCTCTGAAAGCCTTTGAGCTTCGGAGAAAACCAGTGAGTAATGGAAAGCTATACAGAGACTTTTTCTACCCGCCTTTTTCGGTTCTCGATGCCCGCCAGGGATGGTGGCAAACGCGGAAGCGCCAATGGCTTGATCTTGGCATCCAAAGCGAACTTGGCCGCGACGATACATGGGAAAGCCTAAAATCCATCTATGCGGTCAAGGCATCGCACATCAAAAACAGCAAACACAAAGACACACCGGCATGGGCATCAACCAGCATCTTTGATCCTGTATTGTGCGAAATCGTTTACCGCTGGTTTGTCCCCAGCGGTGGTTTGGTCTTTGATGCCTTTGCAGGAGGATCGGTGCGGGGTGTGGTGGCCTCCCGGCTGGGCTTTAACTATATGGGTTTTGACATCCGCGCCGAACAGGTTGCAGCCAACGAAAAACAGGCTGAAGAACTCTGCTCTGCCCCCATGCCGAAATGGCGCTGTCTGGACTCCTGCGGAAAGTCGATCCACCGGCATTTCAAAGGACAGGCCGATTTCCTGTTTTCCTGTCCGCCCTATGGCGATCTTGAGGTTTATTCGGACATTGCAGGTGATATTTCCAATATGCCCTGGGACGTGTTTGCCGGAAGCCTGCGGCATTCCATCAAACAGCAGGCAAAGCGCCTGAAGAACAACCGCTTTGCCGCCTACGTCGTCTCGGATATTCGCGATAAGGAGGGGTTTTACCTTGGCCTTCCGGAGGTCGTGAGGTCCTCCTTTTGTGAGGCTGGCCTCAAATACTATGGCGAGATAGTGCTGCTTAACGCCTTGGGAACGCTGCCTTTACGGGTGCGCGGTCAGTGGGAAAAAAGCCGGAAACCCGGTCGCGCCCACCAGAACGTGCTTTTGTTTGTAAAGGGCGACCCAAAGATCGCTAAACAGGATTTAGGAGACACGCCGTGCAACGACCCGTTTTAGAACATCATGAAGGCGTCGCGGTTATCCGCGACGACCTGATCCCCGGCGGCACAAAGTCGCGCTTTCTTTTGCCTTACCTGAAAACGCTTGATGCGAATGAAGTCGTCTATGCCGGTCCCGCCCAAGGCGGCGCACAGGTTGCTTTGGCAATTACCGCCTATCAAGCCGGGAAACAGGCGACATTGTTCGTGCCTGCCAGAAAGGAGCGTACAGCCTATACCAATCAGGCCGAAAGTTACGGCGCACGCATTATCGAAGTGCGACCGGGTTATCTCTCGGTCGTCAAGTCACGCGCCCGGCAGTATTGCGCCGAAAGCGGAGCGCATCTGTTGCCGTTCGGATTAGATATGCCGGAAGCTATCAACGAAATCGCTGGGGTCGCTAAGGCGATTAACTACAAACCCAATGAAGTTTGGTGCGCGGCGGGCAGCGGCGTTCTTGCAAAAGCTTTGGCAAAAGCCTGGCCTGAGGCAAGAATTTGTGCCGTTGCGGTGGGGAAGAAAGCAACCAATGCAATCTTTTCCGCCTCCATTCCATTCAGCACCAAATGTCGGAACACACCGCCATTCCCGTCAAACCCCTATTATGATGCAAAAGCATGGGAAGAATGCCGACACTATCGGTCATCAGACGGCGTTCTGTTCTGGAATGTATCAGCATAA